CTGTTGCTTACGTGGGTCGTTTCGCGGGCTACTTCGTAGTTCCGGATACGATGACAGCAGGCGAACGCGCGGATCTCCGTGCGTACGTGGCTAATGCGCTAGATGTCGCCGCCGTAATGGGCGTCGTCAAGGATCTGGATCCCCTCTACTAAGACATTAACCCTCTTAGTTTAGGAACTCCACATGCCTCAACACCTTCAGAGTTATCTGCTGGTGTCGTCTCTTTTCGCTAGAAGGAACAGTTATGATCTACGCCTCTTTTTCCAATGTTATCAAAACCCGCAATTACAACCTGTTTTGCGACACGATGTCGATTCCGCGGGGGGTCGGTGCTGAAAAGCACAGATCACCTGCTGAATCGCGTACGGTCCGCCAGTTTGTTCTTGCGGTTAACACGGGACGGGGAGGAGTATTTCTTAACTTCAACGGTGATATTGCTATTGTCGTTGATAGGTATCCTATGCAACACCTTCGAAATCGACTGGCTAGGCTTTATGCTGAGCTGGTTGATGACGGAGGAGGAGCTGACGATACTGAGTCCCTTCGAGATACAATCTATCACAGGCCTGTCGCTGACTTGCTTAACAGCAAAATCTTTGACGCTACCTGAGTTGGAGAGTATAGTGAAAGCGCAGAGGATGCCAAATGAGACCTTAAGTCTCAGATCTCGAGTCTTTAAGCTCGAGTGCAGCCTGCTGGGTGCTCTATGTGAAAACATAGGCACTCCGCGAAGTTTGACAGTCTCACTGTTAGCTCGCCACAATGAATGGGAGCAATTGTTGGAACTTAAGTGTGATCCCGGTCATTATGATGATCCGCTGCTTTATGCAGATGATTATCTGGTAACCAGTGTCATGCAGAAGAACCCTCGATTGCCTACAAGCATTGACAAGGCAGCTGTTGCGATTGACAAGTTCGTAAAGAGTGAGGAAGTATGTGCCGAGTCCAACCAAAGATTGTCTAGTTTCTTTGACGGTAACATTCCGTTACCGCCTGACGTAGCTCCCGCCATCCACAATGCGCGGGAAACGATCAGAGAGATACTAGGCCCTCTAACGAGGGCCGATCTGCATTATGCAGAAGGCAAAATGAGGTTTGGACCTGGCGCTACAACTTCACTGTCCGGTGTAGTGACTCAAGGCAAGAAATACTCGCGTCTTGAGATCGACGCTACGCCGAGACTGGCTAGCTTCCGTGCGTTTTGCTTCCCCCAGAAATGG